CATCCTCTGCAGAACCATTTACCACTGCTTTTTCGGCTTTGTTTTCAGCCTTCTTTGGGTCCAGGGTCTTCATTGTGGGGAATATTATCTCGGTATCGTCGTAACTTCTCACAAGTTCTTATAACCCCTGTGCCACAACGTTTTGCGGACATTTGCGATAACGCAACGTCTCATAAATTCTTATAACTTCTCGGTCAATTGGTGTCAAAACTGGTGTCAAACCCAGCTCAGGACACTCTGATTTTTCCTTCGAGATTTGCGAAGCTGGACATCTTCTTTTCCTTGGTTGCTTCGTTGTAGACATCCATCGTTGTCTCGATGTTTCGATGCCCCATAATCTCTTGGATTACTTTTAGGTTTGTTTCGTTCTCGCAAAGGCGAGTACAGAATGTGTGTCTGAGATTGTGTGCGCTGAAGTGTGGAAGTAAGACCGGTTCTCGGTGTTCCTGTCCTGCCTGCTCCGTCTCTTCCGCATTGTAGTCACGAATGATTCTATCAAGCGCTCTGTTGATGACGTGTGGGGTGAGCATTTCTCCAAACCTGTTTTTGAAAATGAAGTTCGTATATCCATCGACCTCACACTCGTTGAAGCCCTCCTCCATGTGCTTCAATCGAATCTGGAGTAAAGCTGCTCTCACATCAGAGAACATCGGAATGATTCGTGTGCCTGCTCGTGTCTTTGGCGTGGTGATGTGAAGTTCCATCTTTCCGCTTTCTTGTTGACGATATATCAAATTATGGTTGATGTCAATAATATTTTGCGTGAAATCACAATCTTCCCATCGTAGCCCAAGGACTTCTCCTATGCGAGCACCCGTCCCAAGCATGACCGTAAACAGCGACATCCAATGCTTGTACGTTTTTGAGCTGGACACAAAATCAAGGAACTTGTCCTGCTGCGGTTCTGTCAGTGCGTGACGTTTAGGTTTCTCCCAGTTGTGGCTCTTCTTGATTTCAGCCATTACGCCGTCGGTTGGGTTCGTTCTGATGAATCCATCCCTTACAGCCACATTAAAAACCGGATGGAGGATAGTATGAATTGTCTCCATACTGTTTGGCTTAAACCCAATGTCTTTAATGAGGTGGATGTAGAACCGCTTGATATCACTGTACTTGATGTCGGCAATGTTCTTCGTGCCTATCTCGTCACGAACATATTTCCTGTACATATACTTGTAGTTGGTTCTTGTTGATGCTTTGAGCTCATACTTGGTTTCGATATAGGCATCGTAGAAACTGTTCAGCGTCATCTTGTACGCCGTATAGGAACTGATGCCATCATCCATATCCCTTTGGATACGCTTTATCTGAGTCCTTAGTGGCTCTGTGCTGCGCTTGCCATCGGGTGCCTTGTCTGACTCCACAAGCCTCCAACTATAAATCGCTCGGCGTATTCCACCAGCGTCAGTATAGCGGTACATATACTTCCCGTCGCTTCTCTGTACTTCTCCTTCTCTCAGAATTCTGCCTTTGTTGTCTTTCCTTTTTTCAGGCATGGCTACTCCTTTTGTCTGAAAATGAATATCAACATGGCGTTTTCAATATACCATAGTCTGGATTCACTTTCAAGTTAGATGTCATATAAGGTTGAGTTGGTCAACAAATCGCTCGAATTTTGTACGTTTAATCTGTGGGCGTGTGCCATTCCAAAGGACAAAATCAGCGTCTTTGTTTTCGCTGACAATTTTACGCAGCTTATTTTCTCCGATACGGAAGTATTGCGATGCCTCCTGAATTGTCAGTGTGTACCTCTCCCAGAATGGGATTTGCATGGTACTAATGTTTTCACCTCCCTGTGAGCTGCGTGTATGTAAAAAAGAAAGGGCTGGCAATGAAGCCAGCCCCGTGTCTACCGTTTTGGTAATTGTGGAACCTAATCGATGATGCTGATTACTATGTAGGCGATAATTACAATGATGACCGGAATCCAGACAGGTGCAAGCACCCACCACCAACTCCAGTCAATTACGCCAATCAGTTTCAGGACGACAAAGACCACGGCGAGTACATCGCACAATCCAAGACCTTTTGAAGATGAGTCTTTCATGTGTGTTTCCTCTTACGCTTTGCCGTCCGTGGAGCCCATACCGCCGTTTCTGACGCCGGTTGCATCATCGGAGTATGTAATCCCATACGGAATGAAGATTGCCTGCATAAAGCCGTTACCGGCTTCAACGTGCACAATCTTTTGACTCTTGCTGTCGTTTGTAATCTTGGCGAAGATGTGCCCCTCGTTGTCGGAGAAGTAATAATCGCTGTCGATAACGCCCATCGTATTGTCAAACTGCATACGGAACTTGAAGCCCAGACCACTACGCGGCAGGCAACCAAGCCACCAGCCTTCGTCAATCTTCACTCTGATGCCGGTGGGAATCTTCATTGTCTCACTGGGGCGCATCTCAAAAGTGAATGGTGCCTTAAAGTCATAACCGGCGGAGCCAGTTGTTGCTCTGCTGGGGAGTGCAATTTCCTCCCACATCTTTCTGAGGTCATCTTCGATGGCAGGGGGCAACTCCTGCCCCCTATAAAATTCATCTTTCATTGCGTCACGGAACTGTTCAAAGCTGACCTTTTCAAATTCTCCAACTCTCTGCATTGTGCCCTCCTTAGCTATTTGTTTTGCAAGTACAAGACGGCTCGCCCCACCAAGGCTTAACTGTTTCTTGGTAGGTTTGGAACGGCGGGAAGTACATGGTGTCGTCATCTTCGGTCGTCTCAGTAACCGTTTCTCTCACGACTTTCCCGTCTGCGTCATACTCGCGGATAGTTTCCTTAATTGTACGTTTAATCATACGCCCTCCTTATTTGCGCTTGATTGTCTTTGCAATCAGACAAACAGAAGCGATGATGGATGCAATACCGGCAGCACCGGTAATGATGTCCAGAATTGAAGGTGTCGGTTCCTGAAGCTCAATCAGACCGTCGAGCATTTCAGCGATATCCTCGTCGCTCGTAGTGGAAGTAGTGACTGTGTAACTGGCACAATCAGGCTCTTCTCTCGTCTCCGTATGAATCTCGTGGGTCACGTTACCTTTCTCATCGAACTCTCTTGTGGTCTCGTAGGTAGTTGTCAATTTGTTCATGGCTGTCATCATGGTTAATCCTCTCTTTATGCCGTCTTTGTGTAGAGACCGCAGTGGCAGGTTCCACTTGCCATCTCTCTGAACTCCTTGCACATACACTTCGTATCCTCGTTCTTTTCGAGGGAGCATGGGCAGAAGCCATTATTGTCTTTCAATGCTTTCCGCATATCGTTAACAAACTCTTTGTCTGGATTGATGTTGATTTTCATTGATGTCTTCTCCAATATGTTTAACTGCCGAACCTTTCTGCGTATTGATTGTCAGAAGCGAGTTCGACGCCAAGCACTTCATCGAATATGTGCTTTTGGTTTGGGATATATCGTCCGAACTTCACAACCACATTCCCATAAGTGGCAAGCCGTTGAATCCATTCAGGGACTTCTTCAAAGTAGTAACCCGTATAAATGACAACGTCATCTTTACACTGGAATTGCCCGCGAAGAACCTCAAGGAACGAACACAGCTCATCAAATTGTTCAAGCGGTTCAAGCCCACCAAACACGATTGATTCTGTAAGCGGATTGTTCAGATACCGGATGCACAGTTGCTCGTCGTCAATGCTGATGGGGGCGCTTGCACGCCACCCATCATTTTGACAGACCGACAACGGGATGCCTGCTTCGATACAGCACTTACCACCACAAGAAATTGTTCCAATAAACATCGCTGGCTTTTTATAATTGGTGAAGTCTTCATCCACGATTGTCTTTACTCTCATTCGCTCATAGCCTCCGCATAGCTGTACCACTGTCTTGTGTTGAACTCACGGAAACGGTCTTTGGAGTAAGCCCTTGATGGGACGAGATACCCAACAATGCGCTGGTATGTATCGAAGACAGGTTCACCGCATACTGGGCAATGGTCAGTGCCAACAAAGCCGTGATGGTTCTTGCACTCATTGATACGGGTGTTGAACGCAAAGTAAATCACGCCAGCCTGAGCAATCTTGTTCAGCATCTTCCACGCTGTTTCTGTGTTGGGGAAGTTGGATTCCAAGTTGATGTGCGCGATACTGCCGCCAGAACACTTCTCATCAAGGATTGAGCTGAGGCGAAGCTTTTCCTGAATGGTGCATTTCGCGGACAGCGGAATCCACTGGTTCGAGTAGATGAACTTATCATTGTGGTCGTACAGAACGTTATCTTTCTGGCACAGGATAACTGCCGCACGCTCTGCAGGAACACTCTCGATGTTAAAAGAGTAGGCATCAGTGAAGTTGTCCTTGACCTCATTCAGCACCTCAAAGATTTTGCTTGCAAAAGCGATGCCTTCATCAGTGTAGCTGATGTACCCGAACTCATCCGTCTTGGTGTAACCAAACGCCTCAATGACTTCATACAGACCAAGGATGCCCATTGTGCAGTATTGCTTGTCCATCTCGACCGCGCCATCCTGATAGTTGGGGAGCAACCCTTTTTCAACGTTTCTCTGGATAATATGGCGGACAGTATCAAGCGTCTTACAACACAGCAACGCACGCTTTTTAAGCAGAGCAAGATACTTTTTCTCGTCGCACTCAGTTTCCAGCGCAATCCGCATGAGGTTAATTGTGTTGACCTTTACAGAACCGATGGAGAGCGCCGTACCGCCAATCGAATTGATAAATGCATTGAGTTTTGAAGTATCGGACAGCAGGCGGCAGCAGTTACTCAACGTGTTCACATCGCCGCTGATGAAGAAATTGCTGTCATTCCACGTCACATTGTGGTCGGAGCACCATCTGGCGAACTCTTCATCGACAAATTTGCCATCGCGGTAAAGCAAGCTGTATGTCAGCACTGGGAATGTAAACATATTCTCGCTTCTGATTTGCGAAACGACCTCCATAAAGAGCTTTTGATGCTCAATCAGCTCTTCAACGCAGTCAATCACATATGTTCCATCAGGATACTGCACGCCGCCGAACAGCGCTTCAATGTAATTACGGTCAAAAATTGACACATTAACAAAAGCAGTCTGGTCGATGCGCATAAACGGCTGGTTCAGACGGTAGATAAACTTCTGGAAGCACTGCTTGATGTAGTATTCGGGGTTCTTAATGAAGTGACCGCTCTCACAGTCCTTTTTCCAGAAGTAATACGTCCAGATAAGGACGTTGGGGATGCCTACAGCGCCGGAACTGCGGTTGCTCATATAGCTGATATACTCAATTACGTCATCCATGAACGTTGTGAGATGCTTCGGAGCCTGATTGTTATAGTTTTTGAGGAAAAACAGCCCCTCGGTTGCCAGTCTGGTCAGGTCATAAGCGTAGCAGTATGGCAGGTATGTAGAAGTAGACGCATCATGCAGATAGAATCCGCCGTTATACTCTGTTTCAAGCCATTCACGGGCTGTTTTCAGGTTGTAGCGCTTCTTCATCTCATAGAAAATCTTGTTAAAAGCGAACAGCTTATCGTGAGACTTGCCCTTTTCATTCAAAAGACTGCGAATATCCTTGTTGGATGCGTTCGCATTGGCATCGATGGTTACGTCGGCGACATTCTTGTCAATGAAGCCATCGATGAAATCAGAAAAGTTCAATTGTGTCTCGTGGAAACCGTTCAGGTACTCGAAATCTTCGCCATAACGCTCATTGAGGGTGGTCATAGCCTTTTCAAAGTCCCTGTTCATTTTGAGTGGAATGTTCATTGCTTAATCTCCCTTCGCTTATTGTTGGTTAACCCAGTTATTTGCTGTCGAGAAGTCAAGCAATTTGTTGTTCACACTAAGAACGGGCACCTGACTGATTCCAAGTGACAGCATCTCATCCACAGAATTGTTCTCTGTGTACTTGATACCCTTTTCTTCCAGTTTCTTTTTCAGAACCTTGCACTTTGGACATCCTGTTGAGTACAAAGTAATTTCCATTGGCACCTCCTCCCAACCTTTAAGGTCATCTTCCTCTGCAAGAGCCGTAATCGCTGAATAGACCTCAGCCCACGTTCCCACACGGAGCATCCCATTGGCTTCTGCATCATATTTTTTATTGTGATGCGCAGTCATAAGGATTTTGAAATAGTTCCCACCCTCAAGATTGTGGATGCCATCATCGATGAGGACATCACCATTCACAAGCTGTTTGTGGGAAGTAATAATGACATCGTTCCATGTTAGGAACGGGAAGTATTTGAATAATACCCGCTCCATTTTTGATGCGAGCGTATGGTAGTTCGATGTGGTTACAATCAAGACCTTATGCCCATCTGCAATAAGCTTTTGCAAAACCTCTGATGCACCATCAATTGGTTTAACCCAATCCCAGAAATCATCCTCGAACAGTGGTGCGTACACCTGTTCATTCGTGAGTGTCGGGAACGCCTTAGAAATATCCCAACTGGTGATGTCTGTCAGCTTTGTAGTCGTCCCGTGGCGGGTGTTCAGGTAATCAACCCAAGCACTTGCCAGCGACTCAATCGTGTCATCCATATCAACCAAGATTGTCAGATGCTTCATTTAACCTCCTTATAGCTCATCAATCGTCATCTGATGAGAGCCAAGGTATTCGACCAGCCAATCGATGACGTTTCTTTTCAGGTCAGTCAGTGACCCGTTATTCGTTATGTAATAATCTGGCTCAACATCGTCGAGCGCTGTCTCAGAAGGGTGCGCTTGCTGTTCTGGGGTAAGAGGGCTCTTGAAGTCCTTTCTGACAACACGCAAATTAACTGTGTCCAATCCAGCCTCTTTGAGATAATCAATCTCATTTGGGAATCGGCAATCAGGAATCAGCACATAGTCCCACTCATTTGGGAATAACTCCAAAATCGATGTGACAAACCCAACCCAATAGTCAGGGCGCTTCTGCCGAATGATGTCCGTCCCGACATATTGAAGAATATGCCGACCAGCATCATCTTTCTGTCCGTCCCATCCAAAGAACTGTTTGCAAATATATTTAAGCAGGTCTGCGTAATGGGTAATCAAGACTTTATATCCGTCTGCTTCTAAAGCTGCTTTAAGCAATCCAGCAGTGGTGTCTTTTCCGTTTTGGGCTTTACCAGAAATCGTAATAACTTTCACCTGTCAACCTCCTTTGTGTTGCTTCGCATACTTTCGGAATTTATCTATGGCTTGTCGAACATTCATTGGCGAATCTGGCGGTCGCCATTTGTGTTCACCGCCGTAATACAGCTCTCTGACCTTGCAAAATGCTGCAACCACAGGCTTGTCTGTATCATCTACTTTGTGCTCACAAACAATTGCAACTGCCTTCTTACCAGCCTTTGTAAAGTCATCGACCATTCTTTGGATAGCAAGTCGTTGCCCGTATGGTACTCTTGCATCCTTGTGTTTTACTTCGAGGAGTATGTATTCTGAGTCGTGATACTCAATTAGCCCATCAATATCTGTAGGGTATATTCCGTTATCAAGTTCCAGCCCTTTGAAATCGATGAGTTGTTTCATGCGTTTGGGGTTCAGTATCTTGCTTTTCATAAGACCTCCAGATTAAGCAGGTCTTGGTCGGTTGTCGTCATTGCCGAATAGCAATACAGCCGCAAGAATCACAACGACAACTGTAAGCGCCCCATTCATTGTTTGCGCGGCATCATACCGCAGGTCTTTTTCTCTGAGCAAAAACCCATGAGCTTGCATTTCGGCATGAAATAGTGGTCTACGATGTACTCCCATTCCTCCGAGTAGTTTCCCAAAGCATCGCATACATCGTTGAATAGCCCCCTGTATTCATGGTAGGCTCGATTACACATTCTCTGATGCGACATATCCATCAGGTTGCGCATATTGTGCTTACACACAATTTTCGTTTCCATGCCAAGCGGAAGCCCTAATGCTGAGTCCTCACGAGGAACACCAATAGTGTCGAGACTCTCTAAATATGATTTGATATGTCCCATCAAATCCTCATAGACCTTCTTCGCTTCTGGATTGCCTTCGATGCTTGGCGGCGTAACATATCCAAAACCATGTTCGTAGTCGATATATCGCGTACTCGCCTGAAGGCGTGTGGGCAGACCGCCAATATGGGTGTACCATTCACGGATAACCCGTGCCGAATACCCCTCAAGAGTCAAATACACATCAGGGAACTCAAACGTTCTCCCGTGTCCACTCTCAAGGCAGTCAATGCCTCTGAGATAATTCTTCTCATCATTACTGGTATTTGCCCCCCAGCAGATACCAGCCTCTACACCAATCATCGTGATTGGCTTTTTGTATGTATAATCTTGAACAATTACTTTTCCCATTCGTTACTTAACCTCCGTAAAGTTCTGGGTAACTGCTATAACACAAATAGGTATAGCCGTAATAGCTGCTGTACAGTTCAAGATAAACGCCGCTACCTTGTACCCCACCAGACTGGAATACGACTGACGGTTCATTCAAAACACGTTCGCCGCTTAAAAGGCGAGCTGCTGCTTCAACGCAGGATTCAAATGGAGTCAAGTTTTTGAAATAGTCTGTATTCGCGTTAGCATATTGCCCTTCTGCGTGGATGACTTCTTTGATTGTATCTGGGAACTCTGGGGAGTCAGCTCTATTGATAACCACTTCGCCAACAGCCAGCTTCCACTCAAAGGGCAAGCGCTCGTCACCACATTCATCCGTGAGAATCTTTGATAGCTCAAGCAAATCTTCAAAGAAAACCTTTATCACGTCTAAGTCGAGCACATCAATTTTCTTGTTTCTGGCTTTCTCTGCAGCCAAGCCCGCTTCATAATCACCGTTTAAGCAGCTCTGCTTCATTATGCTGAGATAATCAATGTCATCAGAGAAACCGTCTACTTCCTCCGTGTGGCACACTACATCCTCTTCAGGCTCCTCAATCGTCTGGTTTGCGTCCGTCGCTGTGATAGCGGTTTCCAACGCATCGACTTCCGTTTTCTCCTCAATGGTTAATGGTGCCTCTTGTCTGGCAGATGCGCTACTGCATCCGCAGATTGAAACGCACATCATAGATACCAGCAAGAAGATAGTGAAAATTTTTCGCATTGTTCTACCTCTCTACTGTCTACGAAAAAAGAGCTCCAGAGTGTTTTACTCTGGGCTCTTCCACATAGTATGTTTAGCCTCTTACTTTTCTTATGCGTGCTGGAGAGTGTCTTTAATGGCAAAACTGTCAAGGAACTCATCCAGCATTTTTGTATCGCCGGGATTCAGCGGTTCTTCTGCTCGTGACGCCATAGGGCGTGCTGGTCTCTGTGCCCGCACTTGGCGTGCAGGTTCGACAGTAGCAGCAGGAACCGCACCAAGCCAATCAACCGTCGCACGACCAATGTTATTCCAATTAAGTCGTGCTGTCGTTCCCGCAAGGTCTTCCATTTCAAGCACCCCGTGTTGGAGGTCAATCGGGATTCCATCGACAAACAACCGCCCATCTCTATAGTTCATTTCTACTGGACGTGCGGCATTAACCGCCGCAGCAGTTACTGCCCCCGCCGCATTTGTCTCATTGATGGCATTAGCAACGGTATTCGTTACGGTTGCATTAGCTGTTGCTCTTGCGCCATTCCCAAAACTGACGGTTAACCCCATGTCCCGGAAGCAAATCGGTTCTCTGCTTTCAAGCTGAAACAGTCTGTTCTCATCGCCGACGACGATAATGTCGTTTACTTCCATGCCGTTGTAATACTCCATTCCGAGCATAGCCGGTTTGAGAATGTCGCTGTACCCCTGCTCGTTAACAATGCCAATTCTGTATCCACGATAAATACCGTGGTCGGTATTGCGAACGTCAAACGTAACACCTGCGTGCTCAGAGAGAAATCTATAAACATCTCTCGTTACAATCAACGCAATTTCATACCTTCCACTCGTATAAGCTCGTGCTCGCGCTGCTTTCTGCAGAGCTTCCTCCAAAGCATTGTTAAACTCTGCCCTCGTCACTCGTCATCGACCTCCTCGATTGGAGACACGTTGCATTCGCTTACAATCTTGTCGAAGCAGTCACAGCAAAGTTGTAAATCAACATTGTCTCCGTCATGGATACTTCCGTATCCGATATGTTGTCTATGTATAGAGAAATCTTCCTGCAGGTCAAAGAGGTCGAGCTCCTTGCCGCAATAATTGCAGACACGTTTGTCTGACAAGCTTTGCACCTCCCATGCACTTATAAAATCTGTGTTTTATATCACCCTCACTGCCGAAGCAGCAGGTTTGATTTTGAAACCGCTGAGGAAGTTGTCCAGTTCCTCGCCACCATATGTTCCATCGGTAAACCTCAATGGCTGTTCACAGCGTTTAATCTCAGACAGGATGACCGCGTTCAGGTCGCTTAGATATAGGATGCGATTGAATGTGCGCCCCTTGAACTCCTGCGTGTCATATGCGGTAATGAAATACAGAACGGATGATTTCTTCGTGTTTAGAATGGAGTATGTGTTAGAAAAGGAAGCTACATCAAATCCTCTTTGCATTACCCATCCCGGAAGATTCCCCAGTTCTATTTCCCTCCAAAGAGTCTTAACCAGCTCTTTGGTATTACGCATATTATCAAGTACGACACACACCGAAACATTCTCTTGCTGAGAGCAGAACAAAAGGGCTTCTGCAAATGTATCTCCGGTTAATACTTCCATGTCTCCACCTCCAATTACAGAACCTTGTCATACGCTGTCAGCTTGAAATACTCACCATCACGCTGGTAGCCTTTGCAGTAAATGATGTCACCGACTTTAACCGGCTCTTTCTTAAACTCACGGTTGAATAACGTGAATCTACTTTCTTTGCCGCTACCGATTGATTTCGTAAAGACGCTGTAAGCAAATTGCTCACCATCTCTTCTCCGAACCAGTGGCTTCATATCTGTTATGTATAGCTTGCGTCTGTCCGCTTCATTGCCAGACACATACCCGATATAGCCCATCACATCATAGAAGTTACGGACTTTGATAATATCGCTGAGGTCATCCATGCCAACTGCTTTCACCGCGTCTTCTGCGCCACGCAAAATCGACATCACATCAAGAAGTGTATAGCTCTTAGCTTCGCCACCAGATTTTGTAACACCGACCGCATATCGCTTCACAATTTCTTCGAGCGGTGTCCCATCAACTTCAGACTTTTTGATTTGCTTTGCTTGCCCCCTCTTGAAGGTATTGAAGAACAAGTCAACCATCCGAAGCAACTCACGCTGATTGCCGAAATCGGAGAAGAAGTCCAGCTTAATCAAAATATCAAGCTGCCTTGAGTTAATACTCGTTTTCTCATCGAGGTCTTTCAGCAAATCCATAAAGCAGGAATACTTGTTTTTCGCTGCGAGGTCATACAATTCATCGGCAAGACCAGCACTCATATACTTGATTGATGTGAGACCCTTGGCGATGATTTTCCGCTCTCTGTCGAAGAAGTATTCACCTCTGGACAATCCCCATTTAGGCAACGTCACTCGAATACCGACCTTATGGGCATAGCTTGTAATGTCAGCAGTCTTGTCCATATTGTCGCCGAAGATGTTCAACGCCGCTGTTAAGAACTCCAACGGGTAATAGTAGCGCAGATAGCCGCAGATATAGCCGATGGATGAGTAAGCGTCTGAGTGATTCCATGAGAAGCCATACGCTGATGCATCCAGAATGATTTGCAGGAACGGCTTGATAACTTCCTCACAACGCTCTGTGCTCATCTTGTATGCCTTTGAGCAATAAGCCACAAAACGTTCTTCAATTTCCGGCAAGAGCTTTTCTGTTCCTTTTTTCTTGGCAATCGCTCGGCGGACATTGTCTGATTCTGCGCTTGAGTAGCCGCAGAATTTAACCAAGAACTGCATGATGGTTTCTTGCATTGCAATTCGTCCCGCCTCTGGAGCAAGGAACTCATTCAGTGCATCAAAACCATTATCGTAAAACTCACCCTTGGCTACACTATCACGGAAGCTGGCACACGCAGGTCGGAGCAAACCGTTACCAAACGACATCCACTTTAGCATTGAGAAATTTGGAATCTTTGACCGAGCAATATCGAGCGTGGCATCAGACATGAATTGCTTTAGATAATGTTGTGCGCTGTCAGACTCCCATTGGAAGATAAGCGTCGTATCGTCTCGGATACTTCTCCACACATTCATGTCTTCCATATCAGTGTTATCTGGCGTCAAGCGCTCAATCCCAAGCATTTTACAGGTATCGTTGATAACACCGATATTGTCCAAGCCAAGGATATCAAGCTTGACGTACATCAAGTCGTCCAGCTCTTTCATGTTAATCATGGATACCGGATACTCGGATGTAGAGATACTGCACAGACCAACTGTTTGGTCAATAGGCAGGTCACTGATAAGGACTCCACTCGGGTGTGTACCGATGGAGACAATTGTTCCATTAACGATGTCTACATATTTGAAGACCTCTGGATACTTCTTTCGGATAGTATCCTCATGGAGCTCCACTTCTTTGCAAATGTGGTTTGCCACATGGAGATAGTTCATATCTGCGCGGTCTTTATAGAGAGCTCGGCAAACATCGCGGATAGCGCCCTTGAGCGCGATGGTATTAAAGGTAATAATTTCTGCTGAACGAATACTCGGCAGATTCATCTTATCTTTAAGCAGGAACCGCTTAATTGTTTCTCTGTCCTTGCCCGAATAGTCCGTATCAATATCGGCGTTTGTAACACGGGACGGATTCATAAATCGGAAGAAGTTTAAGCCATACCGCATACTGTCCATCTGCGTAATTCCCAAGAGATACGCAATCATGCTACCCGAGACTGAACCACGACCATAACCACACTGGATACCGTTTTGCTTTTCCCACTCCCGCAAGTAAGTTTGGAGCAGCATAAAGTCAATTGACTTCGTTGCCTTATAAACATCGAACTCTTCGTCGATGGTTTTCTGCAACTCTTCCTTTGTGTGATGCTTGAGTGCATATGGGTGGTTCTCAACCGCTGTTTGAATCTTGTCGTGGAACGTCTTCTCTGGTTCAGAGTAGATATGTGGGTACTTCGTCCCTCTATCCAATTCAAACGACTCGACCATATCTGCCATCACGTTGGTGTTTTCAATGGCTTGCATATACTCTGCTTCTGGAAGCGCCCCTTGTTCTCTATATGCAGCGACCAACTCGTCGTAAGTCTTAAACTTTAAGTCCCAACGTTCCTCACCATCAAACGTAATGTTTTTGGACGCCTGTAAGATACTTCTTCCTTTTTCGTGTTCTGCATTGAGGACGTGCGTATCAGTTCCTGCAATCAAGGGGACGCCGGTGCTCTTGCTAAGCAACAGCAGTTTTTCGTTGTAGTTGACCTGCTTCTCATCCATGTGATGTCCGACTTCTAAAAAGCAGCGATGCTTATTTCGTTCAAGGAAATCCAGATAATACTGCTGAACCTGTTCGTCACCTTTTCCGAGAACACCACCGACACAAGCCGTAGTGATGATAATGTTGTCAGATGTCGCAAACAGTTCGTTGAACGTGATTCGTGGAACATAATAAAAGTGGTTGTCGGTTCTGCAGAAACTCTTAGACACAAGACTGTTGAGTTCTAAGAACCCATCGTAGTTCTTCGCAAGCAAGACGCAGTGGTAGTTGTCTCTGATTTTTTCGTCGAGGTTAAGCGTAAGATACGCTTCAATACCGTGAATGTATTTCATCCCAGCGGCTTCGATAGCACTCTTCTTGTGCCACCACTCAAAAACAGAGCCATGCTCCGTAAACGCCATTGCTTTCATGCCGCACTCTTTGGCACGCTCTATGTATTCACCATACTTTGTAACGGAGTCAATGTTGGTAACACCGTTTGAAAGGTCACTATGCAAGTGGTATAGGGTGTATTGATTGCTCATCGCCATGACAGCCTCCCGTCGTAGAGTTTTTTCCAAGTATCTTGACCTCTATCGACAGGACTGTCCTTATCGCCAAGCAAATCTTCCTTGTCCCAAATGTATTCAACGTTTACAAACTGCTTCAACCGCTTGATATTGTGGTCATCCCTGATGCAAACGTCCTTGTCAAGGGCAAAAACTACCCTGCACCCAAGGGAAACCAGCAGTTTCATCTGATTCGGATTAAGATGCGATGTCAAAATCGCACCTGTGTTGTGTACCCCATATGTATCTGCGAGTAAAACTGACTTACATCCCTCAAAAAGGATGATTTCACCTTTTTTCTTGATGTCCTCCATGTTTTCTGCAAGCCCATAGATAGTTTTCAGCTCGCCCCATGCCATAAAGTAGGTGTATTTGCGCAAGCCCTTTTCTTTCCATGCCGGGTCAAGCGTTCTACCGCCTACATTTACGATTTTTCCATCTGGATTCCGTATTGGATAAACCAATCTATCCGAAAAGCTGTCATAGTACACATCAAACTTATCGAGTGAGTCTTTGGATATGCCCTCGCGCTCCCAAACGGCTAACTTGTCCGGTCTTTTTTCGTACCGCTCCATATAATCGTCTGGAAGCACAGTTGATTTTGACTGCTTCTGCACTTTTTTCGGCGGCATAAACCTCTTAGCGACCTCAACTGTCGCTAATTTTTTTCTGGCAATCACATTGCCATCAATTCCGCTGTAATTCTTCAGTTTTTCGATAGCTTCGGCATAACCACACTTGTCGTAATACCGAATGAATGTCAGTATGTTACCGCCGATGCCCGATGAAAAGTCGTAGAATGAGTTTGTCTCCTTGCGAACGGAGAAGGAGGGAGTTTTCTCATCTTTGAATGGTGACAACGCCCAATATTCTCCGTTCTTTTCTGTGAACTCCGTATATTGCGAGATGTATTCAAGGATATCGACTGATTCAATCAGCTCAGATAGCTCCACCCACACTCCTCCTTCCGTATTTTATTTAATTGTGTTGACTTGTTAAAAAGGTGTCTGTGGAATGTGCTGTTTTGCCTGTTCATAGAGGATGTGATTCCCGTCGAACAGCAAATCTATGTATTCGTCCTGCGTCATCTGCATACCATTACGGTTTACAGTTACGCGGAGTTTCTTGTTGCCACACTCGGCACCATCGGCTTCGATTTCCTCTGGGGTTTTATCGGAAATCATTGCAATGGTTGAGGCATTACGAGCAATCTTTGCACTATCGGCAAGCTTACCGGTAATCGTTGCTTGAGCGGCACCAATACCAGCAATATTCATCTCGCCGCAAATCTGGTTCTTCACCATATCTACAAATCTGCCAAGCTCTTGGTAGCTGTCAAACGCATCGCCCTCGCCTTTGCCCTTAAAGTAATCAACAATAAGAACATCAAGCCCCTGCGTATGCTTAACCTTATTCACAGCCGTAAAAATGCTCTGCTGGTCAAACATTGGAATATAGATATGGGTGAATTTGCGCGTTTTTAACCACTCCTTTGCGTCCAGAATACGCTTTTCCTCTTCGTCGCTGTAATTGCCGGATGTCAATCGCTTGTACTCGATGCCAGATAGGTGTGCCAAGATTCTTGATGTAAACAGTCGAGTGTTTAGCTCACTATCCAGATAGAGGACTGCGTAATCCTGCTTCAGCAAGTCAACTGCGCAATTCAAAAGCATCATACTCTTGCCTTGCTTTTGCTCTGCACCAAAGATAAACAGTTCTCCACGCTCAATGGTCGCATAATCGTTCAATGCAGGGAACTTAAAGGGAATACCTGCGTATCCAGCGCCCTGTCTGCCCTTAATTTCTTCCCAGCATTTATCCACGACATCCTTGTACGGTGGAACTTCATTTGTCGCCGAGAACTCCATCATCACATCATCCAGCATCTTGTAGATTTTCTGCTCGATGTTCTCTTCGGACGGCTGCGTACAAAGCTTCTGACACTCTTTGAGTTGCTGGAAAGTATCTCGCCTAAAAGCTGCATCCATAACATTGTTGACAAGCAGTTTGTACTCCTCAACAGTATTTCGGGCAATGCTATCACTGTTGTCCATCAATGTATAGAGCTGGTCGATACTGAGCTCATCCGCAAAACGCCTTGTTGCTTCCTTAGCAGACAGCGCTTGGATAATGTTATACGGGTCAATCGTCGTAATTCCATCTCGTGCAAGAGAACAAATCGCTTGATAGATATAGCGGTTCTCCTCGTTGGTGAAATGGTTCGGCAACAGTTGCTCTGAATAATACGAGAACTCAGGGTGATGAATCAGCGTAGCGATAATACCAGCCTCACTCTCAACCCTTGCCATGTCTTCACTTGCTCTAATAATTCATCACCTCTTTCTCATCAGCTCGTAATACTCACACATATCCTGCATCTCACACAGATGCGTGCATTTGAAAAACTCTACTGATGGTTTGAAATCTGATTCCTCACGAATATTTCCAATGCTCTTTGCAAGCCATTCTTTAGATTCAGCATATGCCTGCTCCTTAAATGGCTCTATGATAAACAGCTTATCTCTAAAACAATTGAAGCAAAGACTCCTCGGTGTTTTGCCATACTCTTCTTCAACTGCTGCAGAGTAAATATAAAGCTGCCTTAAATAAGCATCTAACTCTTCATCAGCCTTTGTTGGTTTCGCTCTGCTGCTCCGTGGTTTCAAAATCCTTGACTTATTATCTACGACATATAGGTCATCATCTTTTCTCCCAAGGAAGTCTATGTATCCAACAAACGGAATGCCGTTTACCACGAAGTCAACTTTCTTTTCAACACCAACCACGTCATACGGGAATGGCTGAAGTGTTTTAAGATATTGCAAGCCGCCAGTAAAGTAACTACTGAACACCTTTCTGTTTGGAGCACGCCCCACAACTTCAGTTTTGAAGTCTTGCAAGTACATATCAACAAGCTGTCTTGGTGTCTTTTCACCTTTGTGGTACAACTCAATAAGCTTGTGCATGAAAGTGCCATAGCTTGAAAAGAACATATCTTTACCATGAAACTTCTTTATGTACTTCAAGTACCACCTATAAGGGCAGTCTTCAAAAGCCTTTATTCGTGAGTAGCTCCACACCATGTCATCAATGAGTGGTGCGTAGTTTACTTCTCCCATAGGCGATTACCTTAGAATGGCAACCGGCTGTCATCAATTTCGCCATCATCAACCGTAGGCTGAGGGTCTGTGGTTTGAGAGCCACTCTCATCGCCCTCAACTTCAAAGGAGAACATCTTGAAGTTGGTGTACGTCACCTTTTTCTCCTTGTCATACTTCGTTGTGACATCAACGTCTCCGAGCTTAATGCGCTCGCCCTCTTTCAGACAAGCAGCTTTCTTTGCTGCCGCAGTCCCAATGGCAAGGACAAAGCCAGAAAAGTCTTGCTCATACTCGTTGGTTTGCTTGTTCTTTCTGCTGACCGACAACCGAACCTTTGTGCTCGTGTCGCTCATGGGAGTCACTTCCCAAACCTTTGCATAGGCGCCTGTACGAAAACCCATAGTGTATCACTCCTCAATCTTAAACGTTTCCTTGAAATCCGACAGAAGTTTTCCTGCCAACACGGATTCCGTAATTGCAAAGTAATTGCCGCCCTTTGCGTATTTGGACACAAACTTCTTAACATCGTCTGTCTTATCCTTATTCGCATTAAGATACGCCTTCAGCGTCTCATCAAAACTTTGAATGATTTGCTCGGCAATCATTTTATCTTCTGCCGTTTCCGCCGCTCTCTGTTTGCTACGGAATGCGTCGGGGTCTGCATCGGGTGTAGCAATGTTGAAGAACTTGAGCAGGAAATAGCGATTCGAATATGTCAGACCAGAGCCGAATGCCTGAGAAGCATCACCCTGTTGACCAACAAGCGCCCATTCAACGTCGATACGCTCTTCCGGGTTGTCGTTGTTAACCCAAGACCATGTCATATCCGCGCTAACCAAAACCTCGTTATTGTTCTCCTCATAGATGTCACCCTTACCGGTGGTCTTGGTTTTCTTGTATGTATATGGGGACACAATTGTGCTGCCCTGCTTGATGTTGGGAATCAGGGACAGACCATACTTGTCCATAAACACTGAGATTTTTGCGAGAATCTCATCCTCGGAAACATACTTGTAACCGTAGCCACTCTTGTTCTTTTGGATGACCTCCACTTGTTTTCTGATTCTGGCAAGTTTCTGATAAATGTTCATCTGTTCTGCCATTTCATCCCTCCATTAAATATGTTGCTCCCATGTCGGCAAGATGCAACAGGAGCGCCAGTTTGCTGCGCTCAAAAATCTTCCCAATGAAAGCGTTGCCGCCCTTCACTGCGGTGTCCCAACCACCCATATGAGCACGAATCGCCAAGATTTCTTCTGGTTCAAGACGAATGAAGTTCTGAAGGATGATGATAGACTTATCTGCGTGTTCTCCGCAAGGGAACTTCTCATCAACCTCATAGACCTCTTTCTTATACCACTGTCCAGTCTCTTCATCCTTGACATTTCGAGAACCCTTTTTGTAGTAGTTGACTTTACAAAGGTCGTGCATCAAAGAAACGATTGCAATCGTCTCCTCACTGTAGACGCCTTGTAATCCGGCTGCTTCGATTCCAATTTTCAAACAATCATAGACATTGAGGGAGTGTTGCAAAAGTCCACTCTCATAGCATCCATGATACTTTGTTGAAGCCGGTGCCACGAAGAAATCAGAATGTTCGAGCCAGTCCAGTAACGAATCTGAACCGGCTCGCGTAACTGTTTCTTTGTAGACCGTGAGGAATCTTTCCTTTAATTCGCTCAATGAATTTCCTCCTTAATCAACGCACAACAGCTTGGCGAAGTTCTGCATGATTTTTTCGTTCTTGTCGTGAGTGGTGCTGAGGCTGCTGCGAGTGTCATTCAACCGCTGCATATATGTATCGATTTCATCCATCGTGGTCTGGATGTCGCTGTTGACCGCTTGCAGATTATCAATGGTGTTCTGAACCATCTGAACCGCATATGCAGACTCTTCTGTCAGTTCAGCCAGACGCTTTTCCTTTTCCTGCAGCAAGTCCAATGCCTCTTGCTTTGTTTTCTTGAAAGCCATACACTTTCTCCTTTCTTTCCAGATTTATACCTAAGCCATTCGGCGCTGTATGTTATTTAATTATGTTGATATATGTAAAAGAGAAACCCACTTTTGTGGGAATCTCTTTATTCGCTACGTTAGATTGAAAACGCCAGCTTCCAACGCTGGTAGTCTTCCATGTAATCTCGCTCTATACGATTCTGCTTGTGCTCCAGCTTAATCCGCCCATTGAGCGCATAGGTTCGGTCGGATACAAAGTTGGTCGCTGCTTCTGAGAAATCTATTGGAATGCCAGCTCGCTCTCTGTCGTACATTCTGTAAAACAATCCAGACATCCATACCCGGTAGAAGCTAAGTTGTTGCTGGGTAAGCCCATCTTCGATAGCCTTCGCCGATTTCTTAGATAGAATTGAACGAAGTGTCACGGTTTTTGTTACTGCGCGAATACCACGCATCAATGTATCGCCCGGAACTCTATCCCGTATAATCGTTCGGGAGTAATTTGGATTCTTATAGCGGAAGCTATTAAGTTCTGCTGCTTTATGGAATGCAGGTAATGCTTCACGATAAAGCGGAATGTGTGTATCCTTATAGGCAATCTCCATGTTGGCGAAGTCAATATCCGATGCCTTCACAAGAAGCGTATCGTCTTCTTTGATGCCACCAAAAGCCATCCAATAGTAGCAGCGGTAGATGACATCAATTGTCTCTTCGCTCTCTTTATCAAAAACTTCGTCCAGAACACGCTGGAGATGAAGTGGGCTTGAAATCATTTGGCGCTTAACTTTGGATAGCCCTGCCGTCTCAATGCCGAGCATCCCATCGCAAGCATTAGGCACCTTCATAGCAATACACCACTTCACATATTCCTTTAGAATTGTGAGTGACATCCACTGGCTTCTGGCGCGTAACGCGAGTATCTCGTCAATAGCCGGTTGGAGTTCTTCTTTGCTCTTAGTGCATAGGTCTGCATTCCACGAGACTTCATATGGTTCAAACGCTTCAAACACCGTTGTTGCAACGTTAGCTGTGTTGATACTCTTGGTGTAGTCTTTAACAAATCTTGATTTTAACTCCGCATTGTACATAGCGAGCCTCCCACTTTAGTATGTAGCGTTATGCTGGTACAACAGCGTTTAGGGCTGCGGCTTTCTTCCATACAGCAAGCAGCGCTTCGATGTCCAGATAGGCAATTGCACCTGTCGCCAGCAAGTTTGCTTCTGCGACCTGCTTCATGTATTCCTCGGACAATGTGGTGAGGTACTGCCCGAGGCGCTCCTTAGACATACGCTCTGGGTTTTCGCAAAGAACCATACTGTCCCTGCGAAGACCGCTGTCTGCTGCTTTGACGATAACGTGCGTAGGCTGATTCGTCTTTTTGATGGAACTGGTAAGCGGGAGGGCGATGATGTTAGGGCTATGTGCGTTGCCCACGTTATTCTGGAAAACAACACCCGGACGCCAGCCGCTCTGTTCACTGCCGCTGCCGCCAAACTTCATCAGATACACGTCGCCAATCTGCGGAACCCGCTCTTTGTTATTCTGAAAACCCAATATGCTAAACCCCTTAAATACAATTATGTTGATGGTTGGAGTATAGCACGCCCAATATGGCAGAGTCAAGTTAATTATATAGACAACATCAAAAAATATTTAACCGGCTAACAGGGTGTAAGTGATTTCTTGTTCTTTGTCGTTTCTACCTCCACAAAAAACTGTGAAAACAGTTCCAATCACAGTCATTTCAGTGTCTATCTCGACACAACGTACTCGGTCAAAACATAAGGTATTTGCTCCAGATTTTAAGCAAATCAGGTTTGGGTTCTCGTATATCAACATAATCGGGAATGACAACTTGAATTTGCATGGGTCTGAAACGCAATACCAACTCTGGTTCTCTGTGTAAAAGGAAATCTGCTGAGGCTTATGGTTTTCACAATACTCTTTAAGTTCCTTGACTGAGACTATCTTCTTCATCCTGTAGTAAAAACCTCCATTGATTTACGAGAAATCCCGTGTTATACTACAAGCGAGTCATTGCTGAGTGGTGTCAGTGATGACTTCGACCTGTCAAGCACGGGTCGCTGCACGCTGTTGTTATGTTGGTATTCATGGCAGTGTGCGTTTCGTGGTAGCTCGTCTATACTGGCGAGCTACCTTTTTTACCATTGACAGAAACAGTTGTTTATGTTAAGCTGTCAGCAGAAACAGTTGTTGCGGTTTTTATGCTACCACAAACACAGTGGTCTGTCAACATCAAAACTTGAGCTTATTTTTTGGAGGACTTTAACATGGACTTCGGACAGAGGCTGAAGAGCCTTCGTGTAGAGCGGAATCTCACTCAGCAAAATCTTGGAGATGCAGTAGGTGTTTCCACCGTTACAATTCGTGCTTGGGAACGCAGCACCAAGAAACCCGCAATGGATGCATTGCTTTCTCTCGGGCGTGTTCTCAACATATCGATGGACACCTTGCTCGATTTCCACTTAAATAATGCACCAAACTACACTTTGGTTCTTACTTCTTCCGAAAGAAAACTTCTGTCCAGCTATCAAAGCCTTGACAACTATGGGCAAAAAGCAGTTGATGCAATCTGTGCGCTTGAGAAGGAAAGGGTTGATGCCATGAAGAAACCTCGTGTTATTCCCAAAATCATCGATTTGCAGCAGGTTAAGAGCGAGCGCTACATTCCTCGCTATACCACCCCCTCTGCTGCCGGTAGCTCCGTACCTCTCGACGGGGTTGACTTCGAGATGATTCTTGTGGATAGCTCCGTGCCAGAAGAAGCGGATTACGCCGTTGACATCCAAGGCAATAGTATGTATCCCTACATCCATGATGGCGACATGGTGTATGTAGAAAAAGACGCCGAGCTCACAATTGGAGATGTCGGCATCTTCTGTGTTGACGGTGCAATGTATTGCAAGCAATACTATCTTGATGATAATAACAATCTGGTTTTGGTTTCTGCAAACCCAGAGCTGCGCCATACGAACATCTTCGTCTCGGCGGATAGTGGACGCTCTGTAAAAGCCTGCGGCAAGGTACTGTTGAAAGAAAAAATTGACCTTCCAGATTATTTGTTTGAGGACTGAATTGAGGACTGAAAAAGTAGGGCGTAAGCCCTACTTTTATAATTCCCAATGAATATTGCCTGCTCCGTATTTCCCGATTGAAGGAACAACAAATTTGTTTGGCACACCGTGCTCTTCTACAGCTTTTGCGCACCAGATAAGGACGTATGCCGTTAATGGAGAATCGGCAGAAATACCACTCGACATTACGCTCGGACTATAAGACGCGCTTCTGTCTGCATCATAGTCCAAAATCTTACCGCGCTTTGCCATCATAATCCTGAGTGCATTCTCCGAGTTCTTCATGCACATTTCTTTTTGAACTTGCTCGTGATATTCTGGTGACCATCCTACTTTTGGTTTACACCAACGCTCTTTGGGAAACAACTCACTAAGCTGCTTACCAGAAAAGATGCTCTCATATACAGGAGCGACTTCTTTAGAAACTTGCTCTTTGTTTTCTTGGCTCTGGATAAAGTTTTTCAACCGCTGCTCAAGGCTACGGTCTGTCACTACACTTTTCCACTCAGAAATCTTCTGCTGCTTCTTGTCATACTCATCCCGAGTATTCTTCACTGCGGATTTATCCGACCCAAATTTAATGAGCAAGATAACTCCAAGAATCACAGCAATCACAAGTTCCATAAAGCCACCACTAGGTCAGCCTAACGCAGACTGGATATGTCCTTTCGCATCGTCTATCTTTTCGAGCGCATCGCTGAGACTATCAACCGCGTCTTCCATACGCTCAAACTTTTCTGTTCCTTGCAAGTTTTCAGGATAGTTGTCCATACAGTCTTGCTCACTGTCGCAAACTGTTTCCACAATGGATGCAGCACTGCTTAACATTTTCAAGGCGTCTCTTAGCCGCCCTCTTCTTTTTTCATTCACTCATACGCTCCCATACATTCGAAATGTTCAACTCGATTTTGATGAACTCCCGACCATGCTTTGAAAAGCTAAAAGAGTTCAGTTTTGTAATGAGGTCGAAAAACCCGTTAGTTCTTCCTCCGTGAAGCTCAAGCTCGTCACAAACGATGACAATACGAAGCGTCTTCGTTTTCTCCTCGATATCTGCATGGACACTTTCGCATTCAATTTCAGACACCAGCTCGTCTACTCCGTCGCAAACCTCATCGATTTTCGAAAGCATCTCTTTGGAAATTTTATAGTCGTTTCCAAAGACCTTAGAACCATCGTCAATTAACTCCATAATAGAGTCTTTACAAGTTGTGTATTCCATTCCAGCCTCCTCTTATTCAATCGGTTTCGTGAGACCGTGGAATGTAAATGTCAAACGGACTCGGTTCTTAACCAATGGATAAACCTCCATGTTGTTTGCAAACTCTGCCACTCTCGCAAACCACTCTGGTTTGTCAAAAGCCAGCACTTCTCCCTCAATGCTGATGCTTCCCATCGTTTTGAACGGCGTATTCAATTTATAGGAAATTTCAACATCAGAATCCCGCGTAATATACTTTAGTGCCGCATGAGCGAACTGCATCTGCTGCAGCTTGATTGGATTCAAAACCGTTGTCTTTTCTTCATCCGCTGCAACATCATCCTTAACGCTATTGACGAACTCGTCCATTGCGTTTTGCAGTTCCTCATCAGACATAAACTTCAAGTCAAAGCTGTTATCCATTTGACCACTCCTTTAATTCAATTCTATCACAAAGATGCAGATTATCAAGGCAAATCAACCAAGGTTACACACAATTTCAACCTCTCCAACTGCATTGTCGCCCAAGATATGTACTAAAGAATTTGCAATCATACTGACATCAATTCTTCCATTAAAGCATAGTGAAAAGCGCTTCATGTCCATACTCTGTTTGGGAGCTGCTTCGTCCAACTTGGTAGCTGGTACATCTTCTGCTTCTACTTCGACACCCTCATCAGATGTTTTCCCGTGCAGCAATTCATCCCACGCATCCTTTTGTGCTGTACTCATAGAGTGACCAACTGGGAACTTGATATTCAGCTTGTTCATCTGGATGTGCCGCCGAATCGTAAGCGGTTGTACCCCAAACATGGCGGCAAAACTCGTTGCATTGGCGCCATAGTTCTCCATCATATGTCGTAGGTACTCTTCTTGCATTGATGTAGTCAATGCTTTGAATTCATCCCATGTAATTGGTTGGTTCAAGTTAACGGTCACAACTTTCCCATTCCTTTCTTTCCACTGTTTCTGAGTCATGTGGTCTGTTGACATTGAGCATTTCTTGCTCTTGCTCCCGCACTTGCGGTACTTCGCTTGCTGTGCAAGGCGTTTACGCTGCCAGCAATCATACTCAAAATCAGACATCATTGTGCACACCTCATCTTTTTTGAAACCTCGAACTTGTCCTCAAGTTCTTTTGGGGTTCTTGCTTTCCCGAGCTTCTTAAACTCACCATCAACAAGCTCATATAAAAAATAGAACTCGCGGCTCTCTTTGCTGGTAAGAATGAAGCAAAGCTCATGCTCAGCATTATAATATCCTACCCAAACTCTTTCGCCTTTGGGGTATTTGAGTTCATCCAAGAAGCTCCACCGTCCTCTGCATCAAAGCACTGTGTTCGTTTTCTAAAGCCCCTGAAATCACTTCATCTAAAAGGCTGTTAAGGATTTCACCAACACGTTTCCCTTGTTCAACGCCGAGACTCATAATATCTCTTCCATTGATTTGCAGGTCTTTTAATGCAAAGCACTGCTCAGCCTCCAAAACCTCAGACATGATAGAGCCGAGCGCGATACATCTTTCGATTCTGGACTCCTGAGTGCCCTCTGCATGGGCAAGAATATCAGCCATCCGTACATCCAAAAACTGCGAAAACCGGCGTTCACCGAGTTTATGCAGCCATTTGCGGACTGTGCGGGGCGTTGGTTCAATCATTGTGTCGTGATAGAGCACAAGCTCAAGAACCTCTTGCTTTGTCTTATTATCGAACCGCAGTCTATCCAAAACTTGTTCTGCAATATCGCGGCTTGGAACTCCATGCCCGTGGAAGTGCCCGCCATTTTCATCTTCGGTATAGCATTGGGGTTTCCCGATATCATGGAGCAGCAGAGCAACCTTGACGGACACATCAGTGCCCCTATAGTTTGCAACAGCGTGTGCAATATGCTCGTACACAGTGTATTGGTGGTACTTGTTGTTCTGTTCAAAGCCAATGCAAGGTTCCATTTCTGGAATAATCGTTGCAATAACATCAGCGAAATCCAGCAATACATTTAAGATGCCGTCACCGAGCAACATTTTACAAAGCTCGCCATTGATTCGCTCCGCAGCAATGCGTTTTAACATCCAAGCGTCCTTGTGGATAGCAGCGGCTGTCCGTTCTTCGATAGAGAAACCATAAGTCGCTGCGAATCTCAGAGCTCGCATAATGCGAAGCGCATCTTCTTCAAAGCGTTCATCAGGATTACCGACACAACGAATAACCCCTGCTTGTAAATCGTCTCTCCCGTGGAATGGGTCAATCAATCCAGCGCTGTTGTACGCCATAGCGTTGATGGTGAAGTCTCTGCGAGACAAGTCCTTATAAATACTCTCAGTAAACTCCACATAGTCAGGATGTCTCCCGTCTGTGTAGCTTCCGTCAATTCGAAATGTCGTGACCTCATACTTCCCAGCAATGCCCATGTCAACTGTTACTGTCCCATGCTGCAGCCCAGTGTCGATTGTCTTTATACCACGACGATGCATTAGTTCCTTAACTTCGTCCGGTGTGGCAGAGGTGCAGATGTCCCAATCTTGTGGTTCTTTTCCAAACAAGCTGTCTCTGACACATCCGCCGACCACATATGCCTCATGGTTCTCATATCGGAGATTCAGCAGAACTGCTCTCGCACCTTTAGGGATAGAAATCTTACGCATCAATCGCCCTCCTGTTTACACTAATAACGAACTCCTCAACTTTCTTCATATCCGGTGTATCTGGGAGGCTTGTGTTTTGCTTTGCATAGTTGAGTCGTTTCTCAAAGTCAGAAACCATTTCAAAAAACTCTGGTCTATATGTCCCATCTTCCAGTTGATAGTCGCCCTTGCGGATGCTCATCAGCAAAGGCAGGTCATTACCACGATATGTGACAATATCCTCTTTCTCCAGAATATCCAAGCAGAGAAGATACAAACGAATAAGATGCATCGCGTGTTTGTTCAAATGCTCGTCGTCCTTCTTGTGGTTCCTGTGATTGAGCTTCTCATACGTCCCGATAACATTTGTCAGGTCGTTGATTACACTATTGAACTCCCTGACCGGATACTTTTTAAGTTGAATATCTGCAAAAATCTCACGGTCTAAATCCTCTCGTGGGCTCTCATCCGTATAGAGAACAATACTACCGTTTTCAAAAATCGTGTATCGGCTCTCAAATGATTTAACGGCGCCCTTCATGGAGTTAAGAATATGTTCTTCTCTTCTCGCCTGTGATAGCCTATCTCGCGCAAGAGCGTTTTCCAAACGCCGGAGCTGCTGATTCGCGTAACCTCCGAAAGAATGGACTGCTCGCTTGGACAGGAACATTTTTCTGTTGGCAATCATTTCTCTGCCAATGTCTGAGATATAGAAATAGTGCTCCGGCTTACACCCAAGCATTTCAATCGTATTTGGATTACAATTAAGAAGCAAACTCACCAGCTTATTGAAAGCGTAGATTGTCGTATCCGTTTGTGTATTAACGACCTGCTCGAAGCTTGTCAGACCAAGCAAATCAGATTCACTGTTCAACGCACATCCTCTCACATCGACATCGGATGTTTCAACATTTGTTCCATAGGAATAACTGCCACCAAGTGTAAGAAAAATAATCTTGCTTCCGAGGTGCTCGTTTGTTCTAAGGAAATCATAAGCAGAACCGTTGACCATCTCTTTGATTTGCTCAATCGTCATAACCTTACTCCTTTTCTTCTCTCACCCTGAGCGTTGAAATACACCCAGCTAAAATCTGTGCGGCTCTTACGGCTTCATCAGCCGTGTTTTTCTTTGAGAACGAAATTCTGATGGATGCCCGAGCTTCATCTTTGGACAGCCCCATCGCAGATAAAACATGGCTTGGTTCTGCTTCGTGGCTTCTACACGCAGACCCAGCAGAAACACAAACTCCCTTACCATCCAACATGAGCAGGAGCGTCTCGCCGTCAACGCCATCCATTCTCAAGTTAATCGTCTTTCCGGGTGTAAGAATCGACATACCATTTACATGGACGCAGCCTTCATCGCCCGTATCTTTGAGCGCTCCATTCAGCGCCATGAAAAATCTCTGTTTCAATGTAGAAACCCACACCGTATCTTCGTGCAAGCTCTTCGATGAAATCTCACAAGCCTTTCCGAATCCTACGATGCCAGCAACATTTTCTGTTCCACCTCTCAGTCCGAACTCTTGCTCCGAACCACCATAAACAATGGGTGCAAGCTTGGACTTATCCTTTGCGTACAAAGCTCCAACGCCTTTACAACCATGAATCTTATGTGATGACACCGAAAGAAAATCGCAACCGATTTTCACCACATCAATAGGATAGCACCCTGCAGCTTGCACGCAATCTGTGTGGAACAGAATCCCACGCTTCATGCAAATCGTCCCAATGTCTTCGATTGGGTTAATTGCGCCTGTTTCGTTATTCGCAAACATCACAGACACAAGCCCCGTATCTGCCCGTAATGCGTTCTCAATGACAGCAGGAGAGACCCTGCACTCATTGGATACCGGAATATACTCTACATGAAACCCGTCTTTTATAAGCGATTCTGCGGCTCGTAGGACGGAATCATGCTCAACTGCCGATACCAAAATGTGTGTCTTACCAACACTCTTCAGATAGTCCTTCAAACCCTGAAAGACCAAGTTGTTTGCTTCACTGCCACCAGATGTAAAAATGATTTGCTCTGGTTCTGCATTGATTAAAGCTGCCACTTGCGCTCTGGCTTTCTGCACAGCCCCATTCGCAGCTCGTCCAAACTTATAGAGGGTTCCAGCATTACCGTACTCTGTCGTTAGGTACGGCATCATTGCTTCAAGAACCCGTTCATCCATTTGTGTGGTGGCAGCATTGTCAAGGTAAATCACAAGTGACCACTCCTTTTGTTTTATATGATGCACTAATACCACTCATCAAGCGCCTTTCAAAGCCTTGTGGCACAAGTGATTCAAGCCATCATTTATTTCTAACAGCCTCGTTATGCGAATTTGCTGCAATGATTTCATCAAGCGTCCGAGGTGTGTAGTCCATCCACGGCATCATTGCTCCGACATTAAACATCTGGCAAGGTGTCGTGTACAGTTCCTCCATTAGATACTTGTCATGCTCCATCATGTTCCACTCGAAAGAATTGTGGACGTGTCCATACAAGTGAAAGGAACCGTAAAAGTGATTCTTAAAGCACGGAATTGGGTAATGGCAAAGAATCACTGTTCGACCGTTGTCCTTCACTTCGAGATACTCTGTGACCTTAACAAACTCCCGCAAGAACTTGTTGTCATTGCACCGGTCATGGTTTCCTTTAATCAGAAACTTCTGTCCTTTTAAGGAACGCAAAATGGGGATAGCATCTTGTGCCTTACACCAGAACATATCCCCAAGAACATACACGATGTCGCCCGGAGAAACCACGGCATTCCAACGGTCAACCAGCGCCTCGTCCATCTCCAGAAGCGATTTGAACGGACGATTATCAAAGGCAATCACGTTTGCATGACCATAATGCCAATCCGAAATGTAGAACTGTTTACTGCTTTGTTCTTGCATTTTTTAACTCCTCGATTCTGTCTGCCGCAAGAACGAGCAGCCACTTTGGAACACGACTTTCATCTCCCATTCGCCCCGGTGCAAGCGTTGTTCCGTATTGGCGGAGGAGAATGACCACTTCGTCATCCAGAATTTGTTTAGCTACATCGTGCAGGCTTCCGATTGCCTGTAATCTTTGCGGCTCGTGCGATTTTCTTTTAAGGTACTCCGGCTTGCTTGCTGGACATTCATAGCAAGAATACATCTCATAAATACCACAGCCACCATCTTTATAGCAACTCATATTTTTCCTCCTTAGAACGGAAAGTGCTCGTCTTGCTCAACACGAATAAGCTCCCGAACCCTTAACAAAAACTCTTCTTCATCCAGAGCTTGGATGTCTTGGTATCGCAGGTACTCAATCAATTCATGGACAGCCGTCGTCAGTGCTATATCGATTTTGTTTTCGACATCTGTCTGCTGGCTCAGGAGCCCTTCTGTGTGTTGCCTGTTTTGTTCTATTGCGGTGCCTAAATCTCTTTGTGTGTTTTCGAGACGGCACTCTAAGCGTCCGATTTTCTCATAGATATCGCAAATACAAGTGGCGACTTCAGCCGGTGTCATATCCATTTTTCAACATACTCTCTTTCTTGCGAAAAAATGGGAGGTTCTCGGTCGATAACCCAACGGTTTCTAACGACCTCAACCATTTCGGTGTCGCCTTTATCGTTGAGAAGAGGAGCGGTCTCTTTAACTTTTGTTTTGTAGCAAACAGAACCACGCTTACAATCAACAGGGAAGTCATTCCAATTGATGCCACGTTCTTTCCAGAGCATATCTTGGATAGAGTTGCAGCTCTTGCCGTGGAGTTCTTTCTGACTAAAGTTTGCGTGACCGACCGCCTCAATACTATTGCGAGTCGCATCTTGCTGGCGCCAAATCAGGCAATTGCAAACTTCGTCTTTTGGAATAGAAAAAACTCTGGCATCAAACATGGCTGTACCCATCTTTGCGACCAGAGTTTCAATGTACTTATTTGTGCCGTTGTCACTGCTGCGCATCGCTTCGGGGAAGTTCTTCCACAGCTCAGCAGCGTAGGCATTTGAAAAAGCAAGCGTAGCCATTGAAGCGGAAACGCTGCACATCTTTTGGATGTTGTATCCGAACCATGCATCCGTTGTAATTGTTGCATAGTCGGTAAGCACCAACGTGATTTCATCTGACTGCGTATATCCAAAAACACAGCCCTGAATGTTTTCACACAGGTACTTCATCGTATTTTGCATTGTTGTCATCAGGATGCGGTCAAATGGCTTTTCCATACCTCTTGTGAATGTATGAAACGCCTTGCCGTCCACTCTGATAATGGTTGGAATCCGACGAGTCAAATAGTTACGAGCAATATTCTCGTAGCCTTTCATTCTGTCGCCGAGTGAATCATATTTCTTACTCAAGTGGGTTCACCTCCAAAGTATGTATGCAGGCTTGCACCTGCAATTATGATGCGAAGTATCCAGACGGCATCTCAACAAATGGATATGCCGGAGTGGGAATCAGGCACAGACCCGTTTCTGTGCAAGCATTTGGTTGATTCATGTCAGTTGCTTGTTTGAGGTCGAAGATGATGACACCCTCATCTGCAAAGCGAACACCCGGTGCCTTTAACGGAACATTCATCTCGACACCAATACCGGCTTTTACAAGTGCCGTCAGCGCACGATTTCCAACCGGAATCATCCTCTTCTTGGGCTTTCCGTCTTTCATAGAATCCGACGTAAAGAACTTCATCGCGTTCGGTGTTTCTTTGGCACAAGGCTGCAATGCAATTTGTGTTTTGTCTCTGCTGATGAACAGCCGCACAAATGGCGGATAGCCAATCTCGGAAGCCGTTGCAAGGTTAAAGGAGATGCGGTTCTTCAGGATTCGAACCTCTGCAATACTGAATGTACGAGGGACGCCAACTACATCAAAGTTGTCTAAGATACTCATTGTTTCCATCCTTTCGAGGTTTAATTACAAAAAAGCCATCCAATATCCGAGGGACATCAGATGCAGACAAATCTGCCACCTCATCAACTGAGGGAACCGGAACGACATTTTCGCCCTTTAGAATCTGTTGCACCTCAAGCCAAAGTTCTCTCGGAATAATCGCTTCGTGATAGCCTTGGATAAAAAACTGGTTAGCACGTCCGTCGTTCCGAATAGAGCGATGCGAAAAGATATCCACGGTAACGGTCTTCTGCATCAAAACGTCACCGGAATATTTCTCATTTGTCAAGATTGTCTTTACCGTAGAGTATGTCCACTGACCACCTCGTGGGGATGGAATACCTTGCTGGTTTAAGATGTAGCAGATTTCAGGAATCGTTTTGTCATCGTAGAACATTTGATAAATCAGCCGCACAACATTCGCTTCAGGTTCGTAAATCTCCAGCAGCCTCTTATCTCTGGTGTACCCATAGAGGTCTGCGAGCTTTGGGAGCCCCTTCTCAAATCTTTTCTGGAACCCCCATTTCACGCTCTCAGACTTTGCTTCTGACTCGCCTTGCGCAATAGCAGCCATAACGACCATCAGAAGCTCGCCGGTCTGTGTCAAGGTATTGATTGCAATATCCTCAAAATAAACAGCAACCGGCTTGTCCAGTGCCTTGAGCATACGCACAGTGGCAACGCAGTCAACAACATTTCGTGCGAACCTTGCAATGTTTTTCACGATAATCATGTCGATTTTGCCTGCTTTACAATCAGCAATCATCCGTAAGAAGTCCGTGCGTTTCTTTACGGAAGTCCCAGAAATCCCTTCATCGGCGTAGATGTCATAAAGCCGCCACCCCGGATGCTTCGACACATATTCTTTGTAATACTGGCACTGCAGCTCGTAGCTTGCGAGCTGGTCTTTGTTGTCCGTACTGACTCTGCAATACGGCGCGACCACCAATGGGTCTTCTTCGCTGTGCTCAGTAGTCTTTTTAATCGAAGCGGGAATACACTGGACTTGTGCGCTATGCTCATAAGCATTGCGTATCTCATTTTGTTTATTTGTTTCCAACTTGTGTCACCCCTTTCGAATATGTATCTGTAACTTAGGGTGACCTATCGAGATGCGGGTAGGGATTTGCACCCCACAATCATTAGTCGTGCACTTTCAACACGATTGACGTTTGCAACCGCCGCGCAGTATGTCTTGCGCCGCCCTGACTGCCGTTTCGATGGGTGTTTATTAACACCAGCAGCGCGTCTACCTATTCCGCCACCGCATCATCGTTATCTCAGGGTATTAAACAGAGGAGGAGCTGTTACCTGCGCAGGAGTATCTCGCTCAATGGCAAAGATTTTCCAGTCAAAGTTCTTACCATACCGTTCAGCCCACGCAATGTCCTCAAGAACCACGGCGTTCTCATTCAGGTCTTCGCCTTCAAGATAAGACTCTTTGACTTCGTCAGGAGAGATATCGTAAACCTCAGCGACACGTCGGCACATCTCATCATGCGCCGCATCGTGCGTATCGAAATACTCAGGCTCGGAGATTTCTCGCTCCATTACCTCAATCAACATATACTTCATAGCATTTTCTCCTTATAAAACTCAGGTTTTATTCGTAACATACGAACACATGACCCACGAAATCACCGCCACCAATGAGATACGAGCCAACATATTTCAGTCTGTCCTTCTCATCTTCCCGGATTTCCTCGCCGGTCATTTTTGTTACAACCTTCATTGGATATGTCTGATTCTCGGTATCAACCATGCACCAAAGGCAAGGTCGAATCACGTCTTGAACATCCACATGAAGAACTTGTTCGTTGCATCTTGCAACGCGGTCATCGAAGTACAACATCGGGATATTGATTACCTGTTCTGCTGTAATCTCCAATGGATACTTGTAGATTACTCTCACGTTTGCCTCCTATAGATTTAGAGATTCCAAAAGCTCTCGTTGCGGCGAGAACTCTTTATACAATTCGACCTCCTTGGTCAGCCGAGCCAAGATTGCTTCTTCCTTGACCGCGTACCTGCCCAAGTAAACTTTCTTATGGTTATAAGTAATGCTGGCAACCCACTTCTTACGTTGTTTGTCGAAGTAGACGCCAGCGACACCAGACGTATTGCACGAATACAGGCTGCGGTTTCTGTCGTTCTCAGAACGCTCGCAACACCGCAAGTTTTTCTTCCTGTTATCCGCTTTGTTTTTGTTGATGTGGTCAACGCATTGACCGGGCTTTGCGTGCATCACAAGTCGATGGAACCGGACAAAGCGTCGAACGCCATTATAAAAGTAGCTGCTGACAAGATAACCGTCCTTGTCACAGTACCAACTGTCGCGCCCCTTGATAAGGGGGAGGTCTTCCAAATCAAAAAGGAATTCGGTCGTCTTGATTCGCAGGATACCGTATGTATCGAGAAGTTCAATCCGCATTATGTTCTGTCCAATCCGGCTTGAAGGCGTGTAAAACATGGTATGCCATCTCGGTAACTATCTCCAACCTAATTCCAATAGCGTCTGCCATTGTCTTATTCACACTACACGCCAAGAACCTGTCGAAAGACCCGTTCTCTTCGTAATCACAAATGGCATTCTCAATCAAGTGTTCTGCATCACTCATTCTTCACCACCTCCCACAACATTGTTTGTAACCGCTTTCCGCATCGGTCGTTTCTCTAAACCCCTCAACCGATGTGCATGGGCATTGGTCGTAAACCAGAACTCACGAGCGTTGCTTGCAATGCGAGTGAGTAAAAGAAAAACCGCCCGCGTAGCGGGCTTCTGGTTTACGAGCATAGTGCCGAATTCTTGCTTTTGCCTTTGGCGAAAAGCTGCTGAGAGAAATATGTATAACAGCAAATCTACAAAGCGGTCGTTGCCTACATCCATTCGGAGACAGTCCAGTATGTCAAACTGCCATTCTCTTCGTACTCGTATTTTGAAATAACCTCATCCACAGAATAGTAATCGCCATCAGCAGGAATGAGCTTATCACCATCCCAAGAACAATAACCAACCAACAATCCCTGTTCAATTCTCTCGCTGCTTAGATACGGCAAAAGGCTTTCTGGATAGTTGGTTCTAACCATAATTTCAACTGGATGATTTGGAAGGACATCCCTGACTGTCATTGGTTCTTCTCCTGTTAATTACCCCATCGATATGTCCAACTTTAATGAAGCCTTCCGGCTCGTCCAAGTCAATCGCATATCCGTTATTGATTTTAATGAACGATGTGCCATCCACAACCCACAGGTCACCGAAGCATGGATTCAAATAGATGTCACCATCTTGGTATTTTTCGTTCTTGTGCTCGTTGCGCTCAGTCACAGCCACACCTCCAATCGGTCATCTTAAATGTGGGCGAGGATTTGCACCTCGCATGGAAAGAAAATTGGTTTGACGGGTTTATCAGGTCTGCAGCACTGTCTCTCCCACCCGCTCGGCGTCTACCTATTCCGCCACCACATATGTTCTATGTTCAGCTTAATCCATCCACAAAATCCCACTCGATATTGTAACGGAATTCATCGTTCAAAATTCCGTCCAGCAGTTCGTCGATATACTCCTCATCGTCTCGGTCTGTCGGGACGGGAATAATCATCTCAAACTCTGGAGCAAACGTGGACGGTTTCACCCAAATCGTTCTTTTCTCCATAGCTGGAACCTCCTTGTCGCATAAGGGGCAATACCCTGCAGTTTCGCCAAACTGTATATTCACATGATGCCCGCATCTTGGGCAGTGGATAATGCCGCTCATGCAAATCAACCTTTCACAAATCTCTTTCCGCACAGCGGACAACTGCGTATCTCGACAATGTCTTGGGTTGTAAAACCACCGTCATCGTCAAGCACTCTTACTCTCAACATCCCTTGTCTGTTTACGGACATCTCAATGCCGCTATATTCAGCGGTCTGGTTCATTGGAACAAAATCATTTGTCCCAGATTCACAATATGGACATTTCATCTGACTACCCTCGGCTCTCTTTGCAAGAACTTTTTAATGCAGTCTCCACAATCATAGCTGACCTTGCAATTGTTCCCGCAACAATCGCCATCGCTCACAAAAGAGCAAAGCACATTCTCGCAAGTATCCCCGCCGCAAAACTCTATCAGCTCATCGGTATTCATAGTGGCTATTTTCCTTTTGATTTCCTCGAAATTAGTCATCGAATTAACCTTTCATATCTTTCCAGTAGCAGTAGAGACACCCGTGGGGGCATCTCGTCTTATGTTTCAGCAGTTCAGTTTTCCCTGCATAACACATACAGCCCTTTCGTTGATAGCCAGCCCCGCTTGATTCTGCATCCTCAGAAAATCCGAGCAGATTGAGGTCGTAGTCTGAAATGCAGCCACAGGCAATCGGCTCCGTAAGACCGGGTTCTGCACAGGACTCAATTCGGAGAACTTTGCCGTTATCCAGCCCTTCCCAGAACTGCTTTGCTTGCCGCAGCATATCGTCCACTTTTGAAAGCTGTGCTTGAGACGGAGCGAAACCGCTATCGCCATAGGGAAGCGGCAATCCAGCCTTTTTGAACCGGCTTCTTGCGTGTGGATACATATCAATAACGCTCACTCTGTATCGCTGAAATCCCATTTCCATAAAGGAAATCATTGTACGGTATGCAACTGAAAGTCCTTTCTCTGTGGGGATGATGGGGTCGATGCGAATGACGATTTTCTCCATCGGGAACCCAGCTTTAACCAACTCCATAATTGCGGCAAACTCCTCGTATGGAGTTGGTACATTAGGTTCCAAAGCAGAGTGCCCGTATCCAGTGATTGTTGCATGGACAATGAGTCTGTCTTTGTGTTCAAGAGCGGCATCGAAGAAATCCGGCGACACACACTTCGTAATTAGAACAGCAGCATCAACTCTGTCTAATTTCTCGACCCAAGACAAATCAACGCCTGCGTCTCCCGCTTCTGTAATTCCAATCTTGTATAATGCCATATCAAATCAGCCTTTCGTAAAAACGTCATGGAACAAGTCTTTGGGGAGGCTACGTCCAGTGTCATGCTTATACACGGCACACATTAGTAGAGCTGTGGTACCCATAATGACGAGCGCAACAATTAAACCGCCCATAAAAATCAAGAATTCTGCTCAGCCACAAGAGATACCAGCATATCCCTGAGCTCCGAATCATCTGGCATGATAACATCGTAGTTAAATGGGAAGAGGCGCTTCACGCCAAGAGCCTGCTCCTTATTGGAATAGACAACCTCGGTCACTGAAACCATGCACATTTCCATGTACTTCTTTGTAAGCTCGTCTTTTGTGTCGCCAACAACCTTGAACCAATAGTCTTCGTACTCGTCATCCATATGGTCGAAGACAAAATCTTCTCTCTTCATAAATTCTCCTTCCGCTCATTCCCAACTTGTTTATCCGATATGCTATAAACAAGTTCTTTTCGTAGTTCATCTTTTAGTCTGCGCTTAGCCAACCGCTTATTGGACTTTTTAGCCTTTGCCCACCCATTGTGGTTGTTCGCCCAGCAAGCATATCTGTGGCTGAACTCGGACTGCCAGCCGAGTCTTCCTTTATAAGTGTTAGCCCTTTTCATAGGTCACATCACATTTCTGCTCTGACCCGCATAAGGATTTTACCAAGGCGATTTTCTCCAACGCCATCGCAGACGCCCCAGATGCGGTCGCCCCAAGTATTGCCTTCAATGAGTTCGGCGCCCTTGGTCGCAGCAAGCTTGTCTGCCAAATCAGGATTCTGTGAGAACTTTGCCTTGCAAATCTCATACATAACGGTGTCTTTGACCGCCTCCCAGTCACCACGGAGCTTAACCATACGCCCAAGCTTCTTTGCCTCTGACGGATTCAGACAGCAAAACTCAGCCATACGCTCTGGGCATTTAGCCGCTTGAAATGCTGCCTCGTTATTCTCAAAACGCATTCCGTTATAGGTAACGGGTGCCAAGTAGAAGTTACTCAGAAAATAATACTCGCCTCTAAACTCGCTGATAATTACTCCCATGTTATACCCCCCCATCATTTCGTATCGATATATACAGAGCATATGTCCGGTTCTCTTGTTGCCAGATTCTGCACCAGCCACTCTTTCCCGATGAATTTATCGAACAGGGAGCACGTTACCATGTCGGCGTTAACTTCTCGTACAAATCCAACTGGTGTGTAGTCCACAAGGACTGGAATCCCCACTGCTGATTGACCGTATGAACCATCGTTCTTAAAAAATATATCCATAGCAGCTTAGCTCCGCCAGCATTTCAAGTCTTCGTCCCACCATTCCGTAGTCGTGTACGGCGGCTGTTTACGGTAAGTTATCCTGTGCAGATAGTTCCGTCCACAGTGATGGAACTCTTCGAAAGCACGTTCTTCATTCGGGAAGCATACAACGTTGCTATACGTTGACCCGGAACCGAGGATTTCTGGCTCCTCAATTCCAGTTTCATAAAGCACCCTGCAATCAGAGTCGGTATCTTCCTCCTCGTCGAAGTCGCAGTTCTCTTCGTCGAGCTCATCGCTATCTGAAATGTACTCAAGTTCGCCAAGGTTAATCTCGTCAATATGCTCTTTGGCATATTTGATTGCCTCTTCAAACGTCAGTTCGCGTGGAACCATAATGCTGCTGTTATACACAGCCACACACTGGACGGTTACATTGAGCTTCCGCATATTTTTATTCTCCATTAGTCAACCTCCCACGCATAATCGAAATGTCTCCGGTACGAATTTCCCTTACGAATGTTGCCCTTATAGCGTCTGATTTTCCGGTTGGAATATGTCTTCCAAAACGTCTGTCTGTTTGAGTTCTTGGGGTACTGAATATAACTTCCGACAGGTTGATAAACACCGTCTTTCCAACCCCAATCCGTATAACCGATGCCTGACTTATATCCGTATGTCATAATACGCATCAGCTTTTCTTTCTTCTGTTTGCGCATCTTGCGCCGATATGCTCTCCCGGTTTTCCTCGGTTCACACAGTTTGCCCTGCGGCTTGTCCGCCTCAAAAGCATCACTGCAATAACCACTGATAAAAAACTCAGTCTGGACTTTATCGCAACCGCAGTATTCAAGTTGCGGTTCGT